GTAATTTTTTATTTGTGTACTATAACTAGATCCACCCCAAGGCATTCGTTCTGCATATGGAAATGAATACTCCCTACCTGTAGGTAGCTTAACTCTTTTAAATCGTATAGCCTCTGTCTGTAATTCCTCATGCCACTTAGCAATACCCTTATACTTTTCAGAAAATTTTCTGTAATATCTTTTTTCTTCATCTGTTCCTGTTGTACCACCATACAAAGGTTTAAAGGTATGTGCCTTAGCATCTTGTCTAGATACTCCAATAATATCAGCAGTGTATTGGTGTACATCTATTTTATTTTCTATATCTTGCATACCCTGTTTATCCTGTGCTAAGAATACAGCAGTTCTAAATTCTAATTGTGCAAAGTCTACTTCAAGTATACTACCTTTATCAAATCTAGATGTAACAACTTTACGAATAGGAAAAGTTTTACCTCTAGGTTGATTTTGAAAATTTGGATCTCGACTTGAAAGTCTCCCTGTTGATGTAACAGCTTGCATAAATTTAGGATGTAGTAATCCCTTGTCATTTGTAAAAGATTTTATACCTACTACAAATGTATTTAAATAGGTATCAATTGCGTTGTGTCTAACAATAGCATCAAGAAATTGGCGAAGTTCACCCTCAGCTTCTGCCGCAATTTTTGTTAGGGTTATCTTATCAGTTCTAAATCCTGCCTCTGCAATATCATATGCACTTCTTGGTCGCTGACTAAAGCCAGCAGTTTTCCCTAAGCTAATATATCTGTATCCATCACCATCACACTCAGCACATTTTGAATAATTTTTATAGGGGCTTCCATCTTTTTTAAGTCTGCGTATAACTCCTTTCCCTTTACAGGATATACATTGCTCAGCTGTAGTTTTATAAATAGTTTCGCTGTTATCATTTACTAGATTTCTAAATTGTATCCTAGAAAATTTTGGTCTTCGCTTATTTTTACCTGTAGATTTATCTATACCTACATTAAATATTCGTGCCCACTCTTTTTTATCTTTCGGCTTTCTACTATAAATTAACCATGATAATTGTTCAGGACTAGATAAATTAATTTTAGTATCTCCCATTTGCTTAAAGACAATCCTGTCAATTTTCTGTTTTAAATATTCAAACTCTGCCCTATATTCCTTTTCAACTTTTTCTAATACTTCAAGATTAACATTAACTCCATTACGTTCCATATCAGTTAATACTAATAGAAACTCATTCATCATCTTTGCAGTTGTTAGAAGATGATTATATTTTTTATGTCTAAAGTCAGACATCTGAGAATCAAAAAGATCTTTAGTAATTTGGACATCCATTTTACCATACTCCTCTACAAGTCCCATTGGGATATTTTCAAATGATATTCCACGATCCATAAACTCATGTATTCGAGAATCTTTAGATCCTAATTTTCTTCTTTGGCAACACATCTGCAATGTTAAGGACTTTCTGATACCTTTATTTAAAATATATTCACCTAACATAGTATCATAAACTCTACCCTTATATTTAAATCCTGACTCAAGTAACCACATCAAATCAAATTTAATGTTATGTCCAACTAATAATGCTGTCTTATCTAGAATAGACTGTATCTCATGGTAGCATCCTTTGTCTACTCTCTCACTATGATTAGTAAAAAAATATTTATCATTTATCCCAACACTTACTAATATATTATCGGGATGAAAAGGGGATGGATCAAACCCACCTGTATCTGTCTTTTGAAAAGATGTCTCTACATCAACTACTGTAATCATACATCATACCTACTTATAGATCTTCTTATGGTACATGAAGGCTCTCCATGATATCCATTTAATTTATTTTTACTTATACATAAAGTTCTAATTTTATTCTCAGTATCTGAATTAGAATTTCTCCCTATACCTATAATTAAATCTGCTTCAGCAGCTTTACCTGTCTTAGAATTTTCCATCATATCAAAAGATATACTATTTCTATTGTGTGCATCGGCAGACGCTTGTGATATAGCTATAACTGCACAATTTCTTCTCTTGGCTAACTCTCTAGCACTTGTGTATATTTGTCTTAACTTCTCATCTGTTCTATTAAAAGAACCTGAAACTCCAACTTTATCTAACTGATCTATAACAACTATATCAGGTTTATGTTTCTCACAATGCGAGTCAATATCTTCTACTGTCCAGTCAACTATATCAAACATCTTTATGTTATCTTTTATACTAGCCCAGCTACTATGTGCTGTATCCATATCATTTATAATTTGTTCCTTAGTCATACCTGTAAAACAATTTATAGCCCTCATCTGAGTTCTAATAGCAGGTTCTTCATTTATAAACGCATGAATTTTTGCACCTTGCATTGCAAAACCATAGGGTGCTGCAACAAGACTAACCCAAAATGCTGTCTTACCTGTCTCAGGTCTAGCAAATGCAATTACTAAATTACCTGCACCAATACCTCCAACATTTTCTCTTAGTGCTGGCAAATTAAATTTCCATTTAGACGAAACATTTAACAAATCAATTAGTTCATTGATATTTTCTGTAACAGATTTTGTGTCTGTATCAGGTAAAGACTCTTTGTGTTTCTCGATTATCTTTACAATCTCATTAAACTTTGCAGGTTTGCCATTAAATATTTCAGTAGCTTCAACTGCTATTCGTTGGGCAGTATCTCTATCAAGCATAACTTGAAGTATGTCTTTAGCAATCTCCTCGCTAGGCTCTTCAATTTCTTTTAAGTCTTCAACAAGTTCACTAAATTTTTCTTTAGCTGCCCTAGTTAAAGCAGGATTATAAACTGTTGTATGCAAAGAATATAATTCATCAACTTTTATATCTGAATCATATTTTTTATGTGCCTTCTCAACTGTCTTAAATAAAGAACTTATATCTCCTTGAAATACAGTTGGGGATATTTGTCCCTTATATCTGTTATAGAATTTTTTATTTAACATTAATCTTATCATTTGTTTTTCTATCAAATTACACCACCTTCTCTTAACCTAGTAATGTAGTCATCAATTTGTTTTGATAACTCCCTATTATCTTTTTTTAATTGCCCAACCTCTAAGTTAAGTCTATTGTTTTCATTAATTAACTGATCGATTCTTTTTTCTAAATCCATATCACCCCTATCATCTACTTTGGGATTAGGTTCTGCTGGACTTGGTCTATCTGCCATAAAACATCTCCTTTATTTCATCTGTATTATAATATTTAAGATCATCTGTCAAGGGTTTTACAATAATATTTTTAAAACCTTCTGATCTTAGTTCCTTTGCAATCTCATAAGACTTTGCTGTAGCATCTCTGTCTAATGCTATATATAAATTTTTATAAGGTTCCAAATATTTTTTATGTTCTTCCATTAAAGATGTACCCATTATAGATATGCCTGTAAGTATATTAGATACAGCACAAGCTGAGGCACAATCCTCAACAATCACTGCGTCTTCACACTCGCCACATTTAAAAGGAACTTCTTTGCCCCCATACATAAACCATTTAGGATAGACATTTTTATTTAGTCCTCTGCCTACTGCACCTGTGTATCTACCTGTGCTTTTATCTTTAATTAAAAAAACAACTCTGTCTTGCCTAACATCATATTTAATATCGGCTCTTAGCCAAGCCCAAGATTCCCAACAATTATTCTTATGTAAGTATCTTTGTGCTTTTTCATTTGTTGTAACAACTTTAAAGCTATCAGGAACTATAAATGTGGTACTTGTCTTATCTACATTTTTTTTAAATGTATCTTGTACATATTCCATATTTTTATCACCTTGATATTTTCCTTTTGCCTTGCAAGACGCATGAAAACAATACCAACTTAATCCATTGTTTAATGTATTAATTAAGAAAGTATTTTTGTTAGTACAAAAGGGACAATCAATCCTCATCTCTGTTGATGGTGGAATAAATAATCCTTTAACTACTTCTAGTTGCTGTCTATAGTTCATTCTTTTACTTCCTCATATGTAAGAGTCCAGCTATTCTTAGAATAAAAACCTATATCAATTTCTAATTTCATTATGCCTTCATTAATAAGGAAAGCTACTGCCTCGTTAACTTGGTCTGTCGTTGGCTCTCCCTCAAAGGGTATTAGATGTTCTCCGAGTATTCCTTTTCCGAATAGTCTTACTTTGTATTGTTTCATTGTTATCCTCTATATCACACTTTTGTTTATTTGTCAAGCGTTCCTTATCTTTTTTACCGTTTGCTTTCCATTCTTTCCATTGCTTAGGACTATGCCACATATAATTTACAAACCTCTCTGAATTAATTGCGTTTAAGTTTTCGTTTTTTATTTTCATTCTGCCATTTCTTGTAACCTTTAACCCACTCCTTTGATGTGGTTTTTGCTATTTCTTTTTCCCATTTCCTTATTTGATTTAACAAACCCCAAGCACACTCATGGCGACCATAGCTAATATCATCAGTACCATCAGAACAGATCTCTGCCTGTTTGTTATCTTTAGCATCAACAATTTCTTGATTGTATTTAACTTCATGTCTTAACCATTTCTTAACTTGTGTAAGTACATAATTATTTACCATTTGCTTATCCTCTTCTTTCTACCTAGTGGTAGCTTTTGTAGTTTAGGTTCACCATAAGGTTGCTTATCCCACGATACCCATACTTCCTTTAGCTTATTAAATTTACTTTGAAAAGATTTTACTGCTCGTTTATACCCACGAGACTCTATCTCCTCAAACTTATCCTCGTCTACCTTAAACTTAAATAGTTTC